CTTGGACGATTGCCCACTAATGTTACAACTGATCCCTCAGTTAGGGCAATGCGTGAGTTGGCTTACCTACCAAAAGGGAAGATGGATCCACACGAAGTCCCTGATAGCGAACCCCGTGTAGGTGCAAGGTGATTGATACATCTCCAGGTTCTCTTAGAATATTTGCAATTATAATATTATCACTAATATGGATTTGGATTTTGAATTACCCAGTTAAAGATGAAACATAAGTTAATATTATAGGGGTCATAAGACCCCTTTAATTTTGTTCGGAGACCCGAATGTAAACTTTCTTTACATAATTTAATCTTTGCTATATAATATTGTAACGTTTCTTAACAATACGTAAATGACTTCAACAACTGCCAAACGGTATACAACTACCGAGTATGGTAAACAAAATATGTTCGCAGCAGAACCTCCTATGGAGTATGTTGAGAACTACGAAGGTTACTGGAAGAATGCTGAAAGAACTAATGGTCGTCTTGCGATGATTGGTTTGTTTGCAGCAATCCATAACTATGCCATCTTCGGATGGGTCATACCAGGCATTGCATAGTCGAAGCAAGGTCTCTTTAACTTCTATCCCTACTTAATCTAAGAACAATGAAAGAAAACGCAGAACTACAAAACGGACGTTGGGCAATGATTGGCATTATCGCTGGTCTTGGTGCTTACCTAACAACAGGTCAAATCATTCCAGGAGTATTCTAATGACACCAGAAGCAGAAAAGTTTAATGGTTGGATGGCAATGATTGGTTTCGTTGCAGCAATCGGTGCATATGTCACCACAGGTCAAATTATCCCAGGTATCTTCTAATGTCTAATTCACTCATCTGGCAAAGAGCAAATGGTAGAGCAGCAATGATCCTCTTCTGGGGTCTTGTAAGTGCTTATACCTATGTCAAATACTTTACATAACTAAATAATTACTCGTAACTTTATCAGCGAACGAAAACAATGGGCGACTTATCAGCCGCATCAGATACAATTTCACCACTAGTAGCAGTCCTCTGGGTTTTCTATCCCATGGCTGCTTTAGTATTGGTTGAACTTATTTTAAGAGCAATCAATGATGACGACGATGATCAAGATGGTGGAAAGGGAATAAGAATATCACAACCAATCGCAGTACCTTCAGGAGCATAACTATGCATTTCATTTTATTCGCAGCAACTTTAGCAGTTTTCACATATACAAATGTTGGATCTCTCGTTCTTCAATAACATATTAATAAACACTCCTGCAGGTGCTCACGGTCTATTGGAGTTTGGATTTTTTGTAGCAGTGGGTGTAACAGCAGGATCATTAGGGTTGATATAATGGATGTAATGCAAATGGTTATGATGTTTTGCGGTGGTACTGTTGTATCTGCTGCAATAGTAATGACAATGCTTTATGTAATGGATGAATAAGTGTTAGGAATATTACACATTTAGTTGATAATTTTTAAATATTATGGTTAAATAAAAGAAAAGAAATATAATGCTTTTTCCTAGAAAGTATGCTAGTTGTCCTTGGCCTGATTCGAGGTATAGAACTTATATGAACGGAAGATTAAAAAAAGTAGATATGAAATCACGCCTTCTTAATATTAAGAAAGGGATTGATGATAAGGTTTGGTATCCTAATTGGGATGGCAAAGAAAGATGGGCAGCACAACAAGCACTTAATAATGCATTAGATGTTTTGGATGAATACGATTATTAGTGTACAAACCGAACAGTTGACATTTACATAAGTTCATGTTATACTAAATAGTATCATAACAAAGGACTCGAAAGAATCGTAACCCTTTGCGAATGTAAACGGTTCCCCATGTCGGGGGAATTATCATCCGCAAGGGATTTTTTAATTCTTGCGAGATACTTAACAAAAAACATGTCAATCAAATCAACAATCGCAGCAATCGCTGCATCACCTTTTCTCTTCGCTGGAGCTGCCTTTGCTGGTCCATACGTGAACGTTGAGAGCAATATCTCTTATCCTGATGGAGACTATTCAGGTGCTACAACTGATCTTCACATCGGTTACGAAGGTTCTATCAGCGAGACTGCTGACTTCTATGTACAAGGTGGTCCTTCATTCATCGCTGTAGACGGAACTGACGGTTCTGAAGGCGAGATCTCTGGTAAAGTTGGAGTTAGCGTTGCTGCTACCGATTCAATCGGAGTCTACGGTGAGATCTCTGGAATCACTGGTGAAGATTCTTCTAACGAAGATATCGTTAACTGGGGTGCTAAGTTAGGTGCTAAGTTCGTATTCTAAATAGTTAGAGTTCGAGATGGATCAAGACCCCTTCACAGGGGTCTTTTTTTATGCTATAATATTAGAGTCGTAAGTTTTCGCTACCTATGACTGCTCCAGATCCCTTTGGTGGTTTCAGATTTGGGGGCGATAGGAAACCACCTGCACTCAATCAATCTACTAATGGATGAAGCAAAACTAAAATTGAGACGAGAAGTACTCAAAATCCTTATGAGCAAATATGGTCATGAAGGTAATAATAGAGCAATCTATGAATGTGCTGATGAGTGGTGTGGTAAGTATGTTATAAGTGCAGGAGTTGTAGATTATTACAATGCTTACAAACAGTCCTTTATAAATAAATCACTCGAAAAATAAAAATGCAAAAAATTATTAATGTACTTGCTCTTGCGTCTACTGCTGTATCTGTTGCCGTTGTTGGTAGTGGGTTATACGTATACGTCAATCGTGCATCCATCATTGATGGAGTTAAATCTCAAGTTATGGAAGCAGTTACAGGATCTCTTGGGGGTCTAGGTGGTGCTGGTTTAGGAGGTGCTCTTCCAACTGGTGCTAATGATCTCGCTGTTCCTGGTACTACACCTCAAGCTGCTGCACCTGCTCCTAATGGGTTCGCTCTTCCTACTCCTTCTTCTCCTTTGTAAAGTTAAGTTGCTATATACATTAGCAATTCTTAATTAAATGCCTGAAGAAGTAAAGGAAGAGGTTCTGGAAGAAGAACATCCTGAAGAAAAGAAGAAAGGTTTCTTTGGTAAAGCAAAAGATGCCCTTCTTCCAGATGCCGAAGAACAAGCAGCAATCATCAGTACAGCTGTTAGAATCACAGTCCTGGCCTGGTCTGGTGGAATATTGACTTTAAATTATGTAGCTATTCCAGGTGTCCCACAGCAGAAAATAGATCCAACATTTATAGCTTCGGTTTTTACAGGAGTTCTGGCTAGTTTCGGAATTCAAACCGCATCTAAGAAAGGTGATGGTACTATGAAGATGAATGGTAATGGTGGTGGAACTAATGGTGGAGCACCTCCTGTTACTGCAAAAGATATTGAAGCAATCATAGCGAAAGCAGGACCTACTCAAACTATTCGTGTTGAGCAAGCACCTCTTAAGATAATTGGTGTATCAGATGTTAAAGATAAAGAATCATTTAAGATGTAATTGAGGATTTCGTTATGAAAAAATGGATAGGTATTAGTCTAGGAACACTCTTAGGCATATCACATATAGGAATGATAGGGATGATTGCTCGAAAGGAATCATTCCCTAAGTTGAATTTACCTATCGGTGAATATACATCTTATAATGTCATAGCAAATAAGGAAGGATATACTATAAACTATAGAGCACATGATCCTAGAGTACTAGTCAAATCCGAAGGAGTTGATAGACCTGGTGGATTCTTAGGATTAGGTAAGACAAAAGTATCTAAGCATGAACAGTATTATGTTTCTCCATCACAGAGTAATAGTGGTGGTATGAGTCCTGAGATGATTGCATGTATTAAGAAGAAAGGTGGTGGAGAAGGAACAGGTAGAATGGTAGGTGGTGCATTAGGAACTGCTGCTGTTACTCAGACTGGAATTGCATCTGTTCCTATAGTAGGATGGGTACTTGCTGGTGCTGCTACAATGGTTGGAATGAATCAAGGAGCAGAGATTGGTGGACAGATGGCAGAGGATTTTGCAAAGGAATGTGAAGATGAAGCAAATATTAAATGATTAAATAACTATATGAGTGTAATCATTTATTCCGAACACATAGAGATACTTGAGGAGGAGAATCTCCTCTTGAGAGAAGAAGTACGTTTTCTTAGAAAACAATTAAGTTATAAATCATTAGGTAAACCTACAATTCTGGAGGAGGAAAATGGGTCTACCAGACAAAGCACAAAAAGTATTTGACAAAGCCGTTGAATGGGATAAGAAATTAATTAAGAAATTTCAGGATAAGTTTAACTTGACAGACTATCAAATTCTTTGTATTTCATTTGCAAAGGGTTTCCTTATTGGAGCGATTCTGCTATAATATACATATATAAACATCTTTTTTATTATGGAATCACCTGCGGAAAGAATTGCTCTTGCCCTTGAAAAGATCGCTACGATCTTAGAGAGTAATGTGCATATCAGTATTGATCACGGTCATATTGAAGCGATAGACCATGCTCATATAGATGACATAGGTGAGATACATGGCGATGTTATTACTCATCCTAAGGCTTTCTAATTATGTCTAATGCACAACGAATTAAGTTTACTATTAAACAAGATGGTAATGTAACGGAAGAAGTTATTGGATCTTCTGGAGATACATGTGTTAATCTAACTAAAGATCTTGAAGATAGATTAGGTAAGTTGGAAAATAGAGTATACAATTCTGACTATTATAAAAATGTATCTACTGTTGATGAAGTTGTTGAGGAATGGTCACATGATTCGGAGGGATGTTAATGTCACATTTCAGTACGATTAAAACAAAAATCAAGGAGAAACCTCAACTACTTGAAGCATTGGAACGTATTGGTGAAAGACCTAACATTCCTTTCTCTGGTATGAAAGTGGTAGAGTTAGTTATTACTGATCCTGACCATGCTGAAGATCATCCTACTAAAGAAGTTGATGTTGCTATTGGAGTTGATTCTGGATTTAAATGGAATCAGTATACAGAAACATATGAGTTTGTTGCAGATAAACAAACTTGGAATAAAAATATTCCAATAGAAAGGTTTTTGGAAAAATTAACACAGCAGTATGCCAGGATGGTTATACACTCTTCTATTGAAGAAAAAGGATTTGTTGTTGAGGAAGAGTGGGAAATGGATGATAACACTATCGAATTAACCGCAGTCAAATGGAATTAAACGATTCAAATGTAAAGAAGACTCTTGATGATATTAAGGAGGATCTAAATTTTCATAATGTAACTGTTGATTTTATTGATATTGATTATACTTATATCTCTCCTCCTAGTCGTCCAGACTCTATGGTTAGTATGGGTCCAGTTATAAAATATAGGACTAATAAAGATGATATGGATTGGTATATCAATAATGCTTTATCAGAGAGTTTTCCACAAATAGTTCAGTCCGTTTCGGTCTCATAACAGTGTCCGTGAGTCCACACATAAATGCGTAAAAATACTTATATGGTATAATAAATAACATTAGTATGGGATTGAAAGAATCATGCCCCTAACGCAACAAAGACATTACACTGTCGGTTATCACGATAATCAACATCATCATTTTGAAATCTGTGAGTACGCTACAGATTCATATGAAGCAATACAGCATAGTAAAGAGGATGTTCCTGCATTAAAGGATCATCCTCATTTTATTGACTACTGCTGTACAGAAGAGGTGGATAACATCTCTAGACTTTTGGCCTCTGGAATCCCAATGGGACATTAATCATGAGTAACATAACAAAAAATAAGCACGAGATTATGTGGTGGATGAGTAGACTCACAGTGATGGGAACTTCTTTATCATTAGCAACATGGCTTGCAGCACAAGCATACGTATAAGTAGTAATAGTTATTAGGAACTTATGCTATCAACACAATACCGTTTGAGACTTGAAGCGATATGTAAAGATATTGCTTCAGGAACAGAGGTTAGTCTAGATGATATGATCTGGGCAAACAAACTAGCAAAAGCAAATACTGCTGCTAGAGGTATGTTAAACACAGCAAGAAGGATGGCAACAAATCCTGACGAGTCTTTTCTGAATGAGTTGAATATAGGAGACCCCGATCCAACTCATCACCGTAGGGGTTTCGGAGATCCACAAGATGTTGTGGATTGGTTTCATCAAGAACGATCAGATGACTGGAGGCAAAGAGATTGAGCGAAGTAGTCTGGTCAATAAACATCATGCTTGCTATTCTTCTTATT